TTAGCATGAGTGCGCTGCTCGACAACAGCAAGGCGCTCCATCAACTCTTGATTCTGGCGCTGCAATAGCTGCAAGCGCTCATCTTTCTCCGCTTGAGTCTTGCGGATCAGATCCTTTTTCGCACGCCGACGTTCACGCCGTGCAGCCCGTAGGGAATCAAGTTCATCGTCGCTAGGGGGATCATCGTCGCCAGGAATATCGCCGCCTTCAGCTTTTTGCTCTTCGTCGCTTTGGGGCGCAGCTTGAATCGAATCAGGAAGTTCAACGGTGACCGAGCCATCCGCCTCTTCTTTGATGGGAATGTCTTCATTTTCATTGCTCACAGGAATGCCCTCGTCTCTAATGGGTTGCCCGTGATCTTGGCAATGACTTCATGATCATTAACGATCATAAAGAGCGCCGGATCTTCTAAGTGGTCCTCGCCGGGTACTTTGACTTCCCAACGATCACCGCCCCATTTGGGGACGCGGATAAAGTCACCCACTACACACCAAGAGCCTTCAGGCCATGGCTTCATCGTGTCGCGGTGACAAAACGCTAGGGGGCCAATCTCAATAACCTTGGCGACCTGCGTGTTCCACTTCTCTGTTTCTTTGGTCTCTTCGACCAACACAATACCGCCCTTGGTGGTTTTTTTCTTGGACCGGCGGATTTGCACCATGATTCGGCCACCAAGAGGTTTCGCACCAGGATCTACGCTCGGAAAGGCCCAAGCCATCTCAGCGTCGTTAGACGCTACTGGTTCATTCATCTTCATCTTCATCCTTCAATATGGATTCAATCATTTTGAGCGTTTGTTCAAGGCCCAAATACATCCCGACTGTGCGCTGATACGTTTCCCATGTCGCAGCATTGCCTGCTGCCAAGGACTGGCTTATTTCAGCCTGACGTATCTTGATGTCACGAATCAGGTCGGCAAGTGGATTCATTTTTTCTTCGTGGGCAGGGCGCCTCCTTTGGGTTGGGTAGTTGTCTTCGGTGCGGAACCCTTTGACTGCAGGCTTGTGCCGTCAAGGTTGGCTCCCATGGCGATGCGCTTGTGATAAGGCACAGCTTCCATGTCTTTCAGGTTATTGGATGGTTGGGCCACGATTCACTCCTAAGTTACGTTGAGCTTCGTTTTGAAGCTTGAGTGCAGTCTCAAACTGCTCTGCCTGCAACTGCTCATCACGCTGGGTGAGCCGCGCAGTTTCGATACGCTCCTTGGTGAGGTTGTTTGTAGCGTTAAGCGCCACATCCAACTGGTCACGCTGGGTAGCGCGTTGTTGCTCTGATTGCAGGCGGGCCATGTCTATCTGGCCTTGTTGCTGCATGTCAGCGCCTTTCAGTTGCATCTCGGCTTGATCGCGCTGGGCACGACGCTGCGTCTCTGCAAGGCTGGTTTCCTTCAAGACCTGAGCCTCTGGCGGCAGCGGTTGCTGCGGCGTGAGTTGCTGCATCGATTGCAACAACTGCTGAAGCTTAGGTACGACCTGGCTGAAGGCCGACTGGCTATCCTTCATGACGTGCTGAGAAGCGATGGCAAAGGTCTTATCAATCTCTGCCGTCAGCATCTTGTTCTCGTAGTCACTTTCTGCCATCGGCTCGCCACGGGCTTTGGCGATGTAGCCGTTCATACGACCTAAGTACCATAAGACCATGTGCTGCTTGATGTGCTCAAGCGCCCGCGGTAGGTAAATGCTGGCCATGATGGGGTTTTGACCAAAGGCAGGATCGAGCGCAAAGTCTAGGTGGCTTTGCAAGTGAGCAAGCTGGTCTTGGTGCGGGTAGGCATAGGCGTTTTGGCCTAATGCCATGGCCACATTCTCATCTGCTGCCGTTCTCTCTTCTGGCGCAGGCGTACCCTTCAGCAATTCATTGATGCCAGGGATCTTAAGCTGCTTTAAGAGCCTTTCTTCGACGGCACGGCGGTCATAAAGGTCAGGAGCCTTGTCTGAGCGTGCCAGCACGGCTTGAATCTGTGCCATGCGCTGGGTTTCAGAGAAGATATTGGGGTCAGACACGGGAACAACGTCACCCATGCGCTGAAAATCACCCGGCTCAATCTCTAAATCGACTACATCCTCGCCACGGCGCATGTCTTCGATGTACCAGCGGTTAAGACGCTGCAAAATCTTCAGTACACGGCCCTGTGACTTGTGTAAACGGGCGTGAATGGCTGAAAAAACGGCTGCGCCCTGCTCGATTAAAGCTTGTGTCGTGCCTACAGGGGCCTGAGCCGTCACATCAGCGATCTTTTCCTCGGCAGTCGTGACAACACCCTTGGCAGCCTTGTCTAAGAATCCTAAAAGCTCGAATAAAACCGGGCTTGGCGGGTTAAAAGGCATCGGCATAGCAATCTTGCGGATGTCATCAACCCCTGGCGCAGCTTCAATCTCAACGACTTGCGTCACATCAGCCTGAACGGACTGGCCAGAGACCTTTGCGCCCTTCAGTTTGAGCGTTGCAGGTGCGTTATTGATGTGTGCAGCATCCAAAAGCGCTCGTAAGCTTCCTGTAAGTGCTGCAGCCAGGCCTCCAATGAGGTGCGGCATGCCAATTGCGTACGCTCCACGCCATGGAATGAACTTGTACTCAACCACCCAGTCGAGTTTTTCCATGGTGTCATCGCCTTCTTCCCAGTTTCTGTAAAGGCCAACGACTTCACGGTCGATTTCATCCACCATCAAGACGTAGGGAGCCATCTCGCCTTTGGAATAACTGTCGTCTTCCAACTCTAGGTAGGTGTAAATGTGGAAAACACGGCGCATGCCATCAATGTTTTCCTCAGCCTTGCGGCCTTCGATCTTGTTGTTGGCTTTTTCTGGCCTGGTTGGCTCTGGCTCCATCGATACACGGGTCAAGCCAATGTCTCGATATAGGCCTGCATCAATCCGCTGGTTGAATTCAAACTCAGTGATGTCGTGAATCTCTGCTGCACGCTGCGCTGTGTAGAAGCTTGTCGCGGCAAATGGGATCAGCACCTTGTCGATCGGCAAGAACTCGGCCACTGGCCGGCGCTTCTTGTCATCCCAATACAGTTTGAGGTACTGCGAGCCACCTAAAGGCAGTTGAGTCAGCAGTTGCTCTTGCTCGTCGCGGAATTCCTCGATCTGCTCGGTTAGCTGCCAGTTCATCCAGTCGCGCTTGCGCTCTGCACGCTTGGTTTTCTCCTCGTCAGTCTCGCCCAAGATCTTGGTTTTGACGGGGCCATCAGGCGGAAATAGCTCTTTGATGGTTCTTGAGGCGAAATCAACGCAAGCCTCAGCAATAACAGGGTGTACAACCTTGCTGGCACCGAAGAAAGTAGCGCCGCCAGGGGCGTCCTTGCCCATACCGGTACGCTTTAGACCCTCTTCATACTGCTTGTCGCGGTCTTCTCGAGCGGTTTTGTCCTTGTTAAGCAGGTCCAGATACCTGGAGGCCATGCTATCAAGGTCGATCGGACTAATGACTTCGGCCAGATTCTCGTAGAAGTCTGGGTCTTCCATCGGTCCTTTAGTGCTTGGCATGTGAACCACCGCGGAGCCGTCAGGTAGCTCTTCGATCTCGGCGCTTTCATCAGGCAATTCAGCCTGCAGATCCTCAAGCGGGACCTCATCATCAGCCATGCCGCTAATAAAGCGGCCATAGTCTTGCTCAATGGGCATTTCAATGGCCATAGCGTTTATTCCTCATGAGTTCGAGCATCATCGTATCCAGATTATCGGATAGACGAACGCGACCGCCGGCAGCCTTGCCGGTCGGTTTCTTTTTGTTAGCTGGGGTTAGCGTTTTCCCGGTAGCTTCTTCACGGACCCGGTCAGATATAGCTCTTTGAAGCTTTTGTTGGTTCTTTCCCCGAGTATCTGATTTTTGATCATTTGGACCAGCTTGCTGTTTGGCCCGTGGTGCTTGATAGCTAGGTCCAGTTGCTCTTGCAAGGTAGTCATCGTAATCGCCCCTAAAGAAAACTTTTGTGTCAAAGTTTGAGAGTCTTGCATCAGACACGTTACCATCTTCTAACAAATCCGCAACAACTTGGTTAAAAACTTGCCGCCTTTGTTGCATGATTGCAGCAGCATTTGCTGGATCAAACGCATCGTCAAACTCCGGGATGTACTGGAAAGTAATTCCACTTGATCCTGGCTCAGGCCTTAAGTCTTCAGCAAACGGTCTAAACGTCTTATTCTGCGCGGCTTGCGTTGTCACGCGAAGGTTTGGCCGATTTTCAAGGCGCATGTCAGTGATGTAAGTAAAGCCATCAACGCCGTAACTGCGCAGCCTCTCCGTAACCTTGGCCATATCTTGCGGCGTAAGCTTTTGCTTAAAGTAAATCTCAACGCCAGGCCTTGCGTTTGGCGCACCAAAAGGCACGGCTTTGGATATAAACACCGCATCTTGATCGTAATACTTCCCTTGCTCAACCAAACGGCGCTCGAGCGGCAGCGGATTGAAGTCGGACCTAGTTACAAACTCTGCATTCAGCGCTCGCTCGGTATCACCCATAAATGAGCCAAGCGTTGATGTCAGGTTATAAGTCACGACGCTTGGATCGTCACGCACTACATCGTCAAACTCGGACGCCAATTCAGCCTGGCCATAATCAGACATTGGCTTGCCAGGTCGCTCGCCTGATACACCTAATCGGTAGCGGTCAACATCAGCTTTCATGTCTTTAAGCTGCTGCAGCTTGTTGGCTTTGTCTGTTTCAAAGCCTGTTCTCAACTCATTGACGCGCTTGGCATACTCTTCATCGCTTTCCGCCTTACGTTTGGCTGGCGGCGAGAATGCCGTATTGATGTCACGCCGTAACTCCTTGACCTTTTGCGAGTCAGGAGCGCCAGCAAACGACATCTCGTAATCAAGCGATCCGCCTTCACCGGCTTTGGTCGTCCATTTGTTTTTCGTCCAAAGCTCTTTCTCGATAAACCAGGCTATGGCTTGCAAGTCATCAGGGCCAAGGTCGCCAATGATCGGGTCGTATTCCTTGAGTAAGCCTGCAGCATTAAGCTCGTCTGCAGCCCGGCGAAATACATTCTGACCAAATCCAAACTCACCGCCAACTTTGGGCTGATAAAGGGTTGATCCAACCAAATGCTTGCCGGCAACGCCCTTTTCAGCAGCGGGCGGTATGCGCGGCAGGTCAGCAAGGCGGCGCAGCATGCGTGCTGCCCACACGTCAATCGTCGCTTCATTGGTCAAGCCAATAAGATTGCCAGTAAAGTTTGGCGTCTTGGGCGAATCGCCTGCCTTGATGGCCCTGAACATATCAAGCAATGCGCCCATGGATGACGGGCTGTTGGCGTTAAACAATTGACCGCCTGCCTTAGTAATCAAGGGGAACTCGTTATTGCGGAACATGCGCGTAAGCATGGTGCCATCAACCGACTCGCCAGCGCGTAAGCGTTTCTCGTAGGCCAACAACTCCTTGTCGTAATCACCACGCGAGAATCGACGCAAGATCTCAATCGCATTGTCGAAGTTCTGCTCAACACCAGTCTGTGCCGAAGTCGTTCCAAGCACGTCGGCAAACACGTCACCAATACCGCCAAACTCTGAGCGTAGGCGATCGCGCATGGCTCGATACCAGGCAGCCTCTTTAAGGATGTCTATAGCCTCTTGATCGCCCGACTTGGCCCTGGCCAATACCCCATCCACCTCATCGGTAATCCTGGCTGCAATCGTGTCTTCCCAAGCTTCCCTGGGCATATCCTCGGGCGGCAGATGGAAGTTGTAGGGAATCTTTGCGGCTTCCACTTCAGTCATCGGCAGGCCTGTTTGCCGGTTGATGATTGGCTTTTTTGCCTTGTCAGTCTTGATTTCGGCCTTCACGATATTGAGCGGTGCCCAACCTTCTTCAGGCGCAAAGTCCTTGTGCAAGCCTTCAATCTGGTCGAGCATAGATCGCTGGGCGTCAGCGTTGCGACCAGCGCCTAGCTGTACAGCCTCAAACTCCTGGGGCGATATATTGACTATCCGCAGACTTTCAGGCGATGCGCTAGCAAGCTCATTGATGTCGAGCACTGGGATTACTTTGCCTCGCTCATCAACCCTAAATACACGCTGACCAGAATTCATTGCGTTTTCGGCACGCTCAATTGATGCAGGCGTCTGGCCGCGCTGCTCGATTAGCTCGCGCTCGTTTTTGATCTTGCCCGTGAAAGGCTTGGCCTCGACGGCTTCTGCAGCTTCGGGGAACTTAGGAGACTCAGGCAGTATGCCCATACGCAAGGCGGTGCCTTCCATGCCCGGCACGCCCTTCATGGCCATCTCGCCAACCATCTCAGCCGTCTGCTTGGCAAAGGGTTTTAATGATTTAGCGCCAGCGCCGATGCTTCTCATGATGCCTGGATCAAGCAAGTTTGCCGGGTCGCCAATGACTCCGCCAAGCAATTGCTGCGGGAAATCGCCGCCGCGTTCAAAGGCAGTCGGCACTGTCATGCCTGGCGGCTCTTCTGGTGGAAACTCTTGCTCGAAGGGTCGGCCAAGCGCCGTAGACATAGCTTGATTAGCAGGCACTGAATACTCACCATATGCCCGCAAGATGTCGCCCAAGATACCGCCCGTAAGCGCGGTTTGCTTTGCTTCTGATATGACAGGGGCCACCCTGCGTTCAAACGCGCCCTTAAGCTCTTGTATGCCCGGCAAAGCAGGTCTGCGCGGCGATGGACCTGGCAGACTTGTATCAAGCGGTATCTGCTGCCTTGCTTGCTCTTCAGCACGACGCCGCTCGATCTCTTCACGCATGCGTTGCTGTTGCAGAGCCTTGGCTGCAAAAGGATTGATCGGCGGTTGATACTCATCCATCGGGTTGCCTCCAGCTTGCATATGCACGGCCCCGCCTGTTGCCATGGTCATTTCAAGCGCCATCACATCGGGATTGTCAGAAATGCTGACTGCACCGCCCTTCTTGTAAGGGATAGGCTTGCTGAACTTCTCGCGGATCTCAGGCGTGATGTCAAAGCCAAGCTGGTTACCAAGAGCGCCGTAACGCTCTGCATCGCGCTCAAGCTGGCCAATCTTGTCGGCTAGGTAAAGGTAACGAGAGCTTCCAGGCGTGGCGCTGGCAAGCTCTTCGCGGAGCTTCGCAGTCTTGTCCTCGAACTGGATGTCGCGCAGGTTTCCCTTGCCTACAAGCTTGCGTACACGATCGGGCACGATCTCGTCGTAGAACTTCTTCATGCCCGTTCCGCCAATACTCAACCCCTCGCCAGCAAGTGAGCCAGAGGGGGAGGCCATGATCTCCTTGGCCACTTCTTTGCCTACGATTTCATCAAGATCCTTGCCATCAAACTGCGTGCCAATCCCTTCAAGGACCTTGCCTTCACGCGTTAGGGGTAGCTCTACTGGATTGCCGTTTTGCAGGTAAATCGTGACAAACCCATCAGCACCCTTTTGCTGCAGCCTGTCACCCGGCGGGTTCCACTCAATCGAACTAACAACATTTTGAAGCCTGAAGCGATCCGCGGACTGCTTGCCATTGATAAACGCCACGCGGTCATAGCCTTCATCAACCGCACGCTTAAGGACGTTCTTGAGCGATAAGTCAACCCAGTCCTTGGTTTCTTGTACGAAGGGGGCGGATGAAATTCCCTCTCGACGGGTATCAAGCAATCTATTGCCCCAATCGCTTTCTTCGCCTTGCTTGTCGTAGAGCGCTTGTCGTTTCCTTGACAATTCCTCCCATTCTGGTGAGCCTCCTGGCACTTCTTGCATACGAGCCGAAATCTTTTCGATTTCCTTGGTTCGCTCTCGAAAGCGCTCTTCTCCCTTTTTTAATTGCTCATCGATGTCTTTGGGAACGAACCCTTTCTTCCTGCCCTCTTGTCCCCAATCAGACTGTAGCTCCTCGATGAAGAGCACCTTCTTGCCTTCAACGTCAGTGCGATCATTCATGCGAATGTGGGATAGAACGTTGGGCTGATTAGGCCAGTGAGACGATTGGTACTTTACTGGCTCCTGCGCTATTCCTGTTTTGCTATTCCACTCGCCCTGCCTGCCACCGGCAACCCACTCTTCGTAGGTTTGTTTTTTTGCCGGCCCCTGCGGTATTGTCAGCAACATCTCGCGGTAGTTCTCGCCGCCAGGGATGGTGTACTGGCCGTACTTGGAAAGCGCTTCAGCCGCCTTGGTGCCGGGCTTGTACTGCTTCTTCATCTCCATCAGATCGTCGATGGCATCGGCTGCAAACTCAGCAAGGCCCAGGTCGCCTTCATTGACAAGCTTGTCGTAACGCTGATTGGCAAGGGCTATAGCATCATCAATTTGCGATACGTCAGACGGGTCGAACTCGGGCATGTGGACCTTGAGCCACTCCTTGGCGTGCGGGGGCACAACGGTCTCGCCCAGCATGACTTGCTGGACATCGGGCACTGTGCCCTTAGTCATCGCCTGCACTTCTTCGCGTGTGACGTTAGGCATGGCCGCTAGGCGCTCGGCAAGACCCGAGGACTGTAGGAAGTCCTTACTGACGTTTTCGCCGCGCTGTAGCTCGTTTAGGAAGGCCTGGCCTGGCCCCTGCTTGCGCTGTACATTGAGCGCTGCCTGCTCAACGGGATTGTAGAAACCCAATGGCGAGACGGGAGCCTGCGCTTTGGGGACGGCCTGCATGGGAGCCACAGGCGCTAGCAAGGCTCCGAGCGGACCCTCTCCTTGCATCATGGCGCGATCGATTTGCTCGGCTGCAGCCCTGCCTAGTCCCACGGCGCCGCGGGTGGCCAACTGAGCAGCAGGCTTAACAAAGGGTGCAGTCATGCCACCAATGTCAGTGAGCACGCCGATGTTGCGGCCAATCTCACGCAGGTTGGCTTGTGACTGCTGGCGCTCAGGCGTGCCTTCCATGATGCTGCCGGTATAAGGAACGGTGTCTTCCATGCTTCCGAATAGGCCGGTGCCGATACCTCGAGCCAGGGCACCAAGCGGCGTCTCTGGCGTGGATTCGCGCATCTGCTTTTGCTTTGCAGCCTTGGCAGCCATCGGGTTGAAGTTAAACATCGAGCCACCGTCTTGCATGTGGACTGCGCCACCGTCCTTGTACTCGAAGTCGCCAGGATCGCCATAGACTGGCTTCTTGCCCAGCACGAGCGGGCCGATCTGGATCAGGCCTTCCTCAGTGCCGATGATGGGCTGCATGGTCTTGCGGTCATAGAAGTGTCCGCGGCGCTCAGGGTCGTAGCCGATCTGCGCGAAGTCTTTACGCATCAGGGCGTCTTGAGCCATGGCCACAGCATCCTCGTCAGACATGGGCTTGTAGGCTCCGCGCATGGTTGCCCATGACGATTTGTCACTTTGGCCTGCTGCATACTTCTTGGCTGCGCCAGTACCGGGCAGCATCTTGGTTTCACCCTCGAGCACCATCGTTGGCGTGTAGATGGTCCGAGGTCCGCCCTCAGGCGGCTTGTGTCTGTGCTGCGACGTTACCCATGCGCCTTTGCCTGAATAGGCAGGGATGTCTAGCCGGCTCAGAATAGTCTCGCCTGGCGTGAGCAAGTCAGTGCGGCCAAAGGTCTTTGTTTGATCTGGCTTCAGAGCGGCTAGCGCCTCTTCCGCGGTAACAGGCTTAGGAACGAAGCCATAGGGCGTAACAGGCTTGAGTGCGTCTACAAGCTTGTAATACTCCTCGACTGACATCTCCCCACGCTGCACTGCTTTCATCGCTTCTGTGAGATTGGGCACGCGCTTGACCACATCCTTGTGGCTCATGCTCAGGCGGCTTACAGGCGGCTTGGCACCATAAAGGGCATCGAGCAGTTTCTTGGGGTTTGGCATCACTGGCTCCCGTTTCGGCGGGATGATAACTGGCGGGACTTGCAAAGTCCATTAGTGCGCATTATCATTGAGCCGTTGTCGTCGCGGGCAATGTTAGTTGAAGGCCACTTACTCATGCTCCCGATCCCAGAACACCGGGATCCCGCAACCGGGAGCAGCAGTAAGTGGCTTTTTTGTTTGCCGCACGGATCACAGACCAAAGTTTGCTGTGAATGGAGTGGGACTCAGAACCCAGCCGAAACCGATAACTGGCGCAGCTAGACCGATCACCGCCGTAACTGCGCGAGAGGGCAACGGGGAACTGTTTCAAGCCCAACTGATATGAGTGACCTCGCAAGAGGGATGGCAGACCAGAGACAGGGGTGCGCGACACCGTAACTGCCATAGTCAGTCCATGCGTAAAGGCTGGCCCCATGTAGCGATAACGATTCCCGTCCGCATGGTACTCACTAACCTTGTTAACTACAGGGTTAGGTGAGTATTTGCCCAGATCGCTCCACTCAAACCCTCCGCATATATAACTCAGTATTAACTTATAGGAGGGATCGTTATGAATGTTAGAGAATACCTTAGCGCGAAATACAAAACTGATCAGCCGGGGGCGATCCTTGCCATCGAGTGCAGAGTGTTTGGCATCCCGTACCCTTTGCGTAGCGGCTGGCTTGATCGGTATGGCCATATTGAAATTACGACAGAGATGCAGACCAAGCTGATTCAGCAACTGCTTGCAAGCAAGAAGGACTCGGCCTGGGCTGGGCTGCGTGTCCTTGTCTATGGCGTCGAGAAGGTTCAATTGCGTGATACTGAGTTGACGCTGTTCTGAGTCAAGAGGCATACGGATTGCCTTTGACAACGCCAGCATCAATCAGATCTTCTGGGTCATAGTCGTCTGGCGGTGGCGGGTCGATACTCAGCCAGCCGGCATCCCTGAGATACCGCAGGGTCATCGACATGACATCGGCGAAATCATCATGCGTCGTGTTGGGAAAGCTGCAAACCTGCGTAACCATCCCCTCTGCCCAATCCCTGACGTAGCCTGGTCTGTTGGTTGACTCAGGCACATAAACCCTCCCAGCCTTGATGATGTTGGCCACGATGCTCAAGCGCTGGATCTTGTCAGCGTTGCCTGGGTTGTAAGACCTCACCGGGATATGCGCCCGCTGCAGATCCTGAATCAGCACGATGCCCGCGGCTTTGTCTTCCACGAGCACGAGATCAACACGCTTGGCCGTCTTGCCTTCGCCAAACACAATCTCGTACTCGTCTAATACTTTAGGCTTAAGGTCAGGGTACTGCAGCCTGTCTTGCCAGGCGTCGATAATTAAGACGCACATGCCGCCGTCTTGTGGCTTGAAGACACCGAAGGTGATTGAGGCGGTCGGATCGTTGATCGTCTTCTCAGTGAAGGCACAGTCGTAAGACTGAACAACGTACTCCAACTTTGGTAGGGGTTTGTCTGCAGGCCAGAGCTTGAACCATTCCCGCTGGACGATACCGCCCTCCTCGGGATCGATGATCTCAGCGTATATCTCCTGTCTTCCGAGCTTGGTACCCTCGTACTGCAGGATCTGGCGCTTGAAGTTCTCAGACAGATTGGCAAGGTTAGAGTAGGTGCTTGCCGTTGTGAGCACTACGTCATCACCCTCTCTGCCGATCAGATCAATGATCAGGTCTCGAGGCTTGGGCGTCGTCGTGCAGATCAGCCTGGTCTTCATGTTGGGCAGCTTCAAACGCATGCCAAACTGAATCTGATCCCAAGCTTCTTGGATGTACTCCCACGCTGCTAACTCATCAAGCCAGCCACCATGGAACTGCGGGCCACGGAAGCGCTCCGGTTCCGAGGCGGGGATTCCTTTGATCAAGCTGCCGTTAGTGAGCCTAAGTTCATGCAGGGCCTTGTTGTAATCAGCCACTAAGACGGGCGGAATGACCTGCAGCAGGCCCGAATCACCCTCAAAGCATGTACTCCTCACATCTGATGATGTCGGCGCCGCTACGAGCCATCTGGTGGCTTTGTGGGACCATGCCCACCAGGCGATCTGCTCGGCTGCCATTCTGGTCTTGCCAGCACCCCTGCCTGCTAGGACTAGGTGAATCGACCACCAATCACCCGAAGGTAGGATCTGGTGATCAAGCGCCTGCGTAAGCCACATCATTCGCCAGCCCCAAGCCGCAGCCTGGTCAGCAGGAAGTTTGGTGTACTCAGCCCTTATCTGCGGATCACGCAGTAGGGTCTCGAGGTCACTTGTCCCCAAGCTGCCTCTTGGCCTCGAGGTTCTTCAGCATAGCGTCGAAGATAGATATGTCGGCCTTAACCTCGAGCGGGTTCTCAGCGTCGCCAGCCATGGTTACCCGGTCACCGTAACGCTTAGGGTTCCACTTGGCCAGCAGCTTGAGCTTGATCTCTGCCCTCGCCTTGATCAACTGAACGTAACCAGGATCAATCCGGCCACGCTCTTCGCGCTCCGGCTCCAGCATCATTTCGCGGTAGATTTCCTCGGCGATTGCGTCCTGCCCAACTTCCCGTGCGCGTGCGATGTGGAGCGAAAGATCGGGGTCTTGCGCCATCCACTCATACATACTCGTCCAATGAGGCATATGCTCATCACG